CGCCGCCGGCGATCGCAAGCAGGCCAGCCTACTTTTCACTGCCTGCTCTCGTTACATCGAGTCCTGCCCAGGATTACTAAAGCGATGCAAGATATACAAGAACAGCATAGTAATGCCGCACCTGAAGAGCACGATTCAGTTCCTGTCCTCCGAGCACAAGGGAAAACACGGGTTCAACCCGTCGCTCGTCATTGTTGACGAGTATCACGTCCAGCCCAACCGCGATCTGGTCGATGTGCTTGAATCTGGAATGGGTGCTCGTGCCGAGCCGCTCGTCATCTATGTGACAACGGCCGGCATGGATCGTGTCGGGCCGTGCTACGACGAGTGGCAGCGGGCGATCAAGGTTCGTGACGGCCTGATCGACGACCCGACGTTCCTACCGTGCGTGTTCGCTGCCCCTGACGATGCCGACATATTTGACGAGAGCACCTGGAAGGTCGCATCGCCGAACTACGGCGTCACCGTGCGGAAGGAGTTCATGGAGCGAGAGGCAGTGCTCGCCAAGGAGTCGGTGGCCCAGGAACTGAAATTCAGGACGCTCTACCTCAATCAGTGGTGCTCGAACGGGGCGAACAAATTCTTCCGCACCGGGCAGTTTGAGTCGTGTTCTCAGCCACTTCGGCCGCCGGCCGGCAGGCCGTGCTACTGCGGGCTCGACTTATCGAGCACCCAGGACACGACCGCGTTCGCGGCAGTCTGGCCTGGCCTGGACGACAGCGGGATGCCCGACGGCACGTTCGATGCCTTCTGCCATTTGTTCATCCCCGAAGCGAATGCGGGGCGGTCTGAAGCCCCCTATCGCCAATGGGCGAAGGATGGTTTTGCTACACTAAGTGAGGGAGATGTGACTGACTACGACGTTGTTAGAGACTACGTCCTCCGGTTCTGCGAGGAACACGCAGTCCGAGGAGTGGCGATCGATCGATGGAATGCAGCACACCTCATCACGCAGCTTGTGAATGAATCGGTCGATGTGAAGCCCTACGGGCAGGGCTATGCCTCGATGTCAAGCCCGACAAAGTTGCTCGAATCGACCGTTCTGACGCAGAAACTGCGGCACGGAGGAAACCCGCCCCTGATGCTGCACATGAGTAACCTTCAGGTGAGGCAGGACGACGCCGGGAACATCAAGCCGACGAAGAGCAACAGCAACAGTACATCTCGAATCGACGGCGCCGTGGCGCTGATCATGGCTCTTGGCTTGGCCTCCGGCGAGGTCAAGGGAATCGACGAAGACCCCCAACTCGTGGTGTTTTAAGTGACAGAAGAATACGCAGAGGCAGGCGACCTGTACGAAATGCGGGCTAGCCTCTCGCGAGTCTTCGAGGAGATCGTCGAGAGCCGCAAGGGCGCCGGCGGCGTCTACATCTCGCCGGAAACCGCGCTCTACTCAACGGCAGTTCTGGCCTGCGTCCGCGTGCTCTCAGAGAGCATCGCCGCGATGCCGTTCAACGTCTACCGCCGCATCCCCGGCGGCGGCAAGGAGATCGCCGAGGATCACCCGCTTCAAGAGGTGCTCGCCTACCAGCCGAACGACTGGATGACGAGCTTCGAGTGGCGAGAGTGGTGCCAGAGCCAGATTCTGTTGTGGGGTAATTCCTATTGCCTCATCAAGCCCGGCCGCCGTGGCGCCGTTGATCAACTCATCCCGCTTCACGCCAGCCGCATGGAGATCGTCCGGCTGGAGAACGGCCGGCTTCAGTACCAGTACCGGGAGGATGGCAGGCCGACGCCGACGAACTACCGGCAGGATCAGATTTTTCACCTTCGCTTCCTCTCCTCGGATGGCGTGACCGGCTACGTCCCCACGACGCTGGCCCGTGACGCGATCTCATTGGCCCGAGCGACGGAACTCTATTCCTCGTCGTTCTTTGCTAACGGGGCGCAGAGCGGGACGTACATCGAGACGGATCAGCCATTCAAGCCAGACGCTGTCCAGCGGTTCAAGCAGCAGTGGGATGAGGCTCACCGCGGCCCCGACAAAGCATTCAAGACCGTCGTGATGCCGCACGGCTTCCACAAGAAATCAGACCCAGTCAACAATCAGCATTCAGCACTTGTCGAGACACGCCGCTTTGCCGTCGAGGAGTGCGCCAGGGTCTTCCGCGTGCCTTTGCATATGCTCGGCGAACTGACGAACGTGCGGCACAGCACGGTTGAGCAGGCGGCGATCGACTTCGTCACCTTCGCAATCTACCCGCACACCCGCCGCTGGTCGTTCGCCTGCCGTCGCGACTTGATCACCGACGACAAGAACTACTTCGTCGAGTTCGACACGACGGCCCTCCTGGCCGGCGACTTCGCAGCCCGCGCCCAGTTCATGCGAGAGGCGTTCAATATGGGCGCGATGAGCGTGGACGAGGTTCGCGGGCAGATCGGCCTGAATCCCCTGCCTGACGGCCTGGGAAACAAGCGGTTCGTGCAGGTAAATATGCAGCTTCTGGATGCGTTCACCGTGGAGACACCAAACGGCCAGCAAGCCGAGCCGCCGCCTGGGCAAAACCAGGAGGAGCAGGACGCGATTGACGGCAACGATGGCCCTGCCCCGGCCGACGCGGCCGTGAGCGAGACGCTCTTCCGCTCGATCCTTCGGCGACTCGCTGCGATCGAGGCTGACGGCATTCTTGAGCGGCGGGACAAACCAGCCAAGATGGCCGCATGGCTCGACGCCCATCAGACTCGGATGCGAAATGAACTGATGGACGCCGCCAAGGCTACAGACCGCGACATCGACAACTTCGTGTTATGGTGGATGGATGAGACGCGAGAGCGTTTACTGGAGTGCCACCGCTCCGGCAAGCCGTATGAGGAGGCGACAAAAACATGGACGGACAGGGCGAACTTGAGCGACGGCTGATCGCGGAGATTCCCGGCCTCCACGTCAAGGAGGACGAGAACGGCCGCACTGTCATTCGCGGGTATGCCGCCGTATTTGAGTCACCCAGCCAAGACTTGGGTGGCTTCTATGAGATCGTTGAGCGAGGTGCGTTCGACGAGGTAATGCAGGCGAGCCCCGACGTCTTCGGCAAGTACAACCACGAGCGTGTGATCGGCCGCACTTCGAGCGGAACGATGCGTCTGATGATCGACGAGCGTGGCCTGCGGTATGAAATCGACCCGCCCAATTCTGCGGCTGACGTCGTCGAATTGATCCAGAGAGGCGATGTTCGCGGAAGTTCATTCGCGTTCCGCTCGAAACCAGCAGACGAGACGTGGATGAAGGATTCCGAGGGCCGCATGATCCGCCGGATCAAGCGATTCTCGTTCCTCGGGGACGCCGGCCCGGTCGATAGCCCGGCGTATCTCGCGACCGAAACCTACGTCAGCAAGCGAGCCATGGAGACTGCGAATGAGCAGCGAGCGGATAGCCATGTGGTCGAAGATCCTGAGATCCGCGCTGCGGCGGATTCTCTCAGCGTCGGAGACTTTGTGTCGTGGGAGTTCTCGAACGGCAAGTCGCAGGGCAAGGTCACCCGCATCGTGACTGACGGCCAGATCGAGGTGCCGGACTCGTCGTTTACGATCAACGGCACGCCCGACGACCCGGCTGTTCTCATCCGCGTCTACGACGAGGAAGACGACGGATGGGAGCCGACGGATCGGCTGGTCGGCCACCGGGCCACGACCCTGACCAAGATCGATCCTCTGCCAGAACCGAGCGAGGACGACGACGAGCGTGCGGTCAGCATGAGGCCGACGGCAGGCATGGCCTCGGCGGCCCGCCGGGGGCTCAAGCTCCACGAGGAGGGCAAGAGTGGAGACGGCCTCAAGCCAGAGACGGTAGCCAGGGCCAACAGGCTCGCTCGACGTGAGAACATGAGCGAGGACTGGCTTCGCGAGATGAATGCCTGGTTCGCCAGGCACGAGTCGGCGAGCAAGTCGCCAGGCTGGAACACGCCGGGCGATGAGAAGCCGGGTTTTGTGGCCTGGCAACTCTGGGGCGGAAACGCCGCGAAAAACTGGTCGGCACGCAAGGTCAAGGAGATGGACGGCGAGCGTGACCTGCCGGAGTACGACGAGGAGCGGGACGTCGATGACGGCCCGAAGATCGTCGTCAATGTCAGCGCCGACACAACCGACTTCATGGGCAAGATCGCGGCGCTGAAGTCCGTTCTGCTCTCCACTCACTTGCACGCTAAGTGAGTGGTACGTTAGTCTACAAGTAGATACAAGCCTTGCTGCGGATGCGGTAAGGGTCAGTGCGAGCGTCTTGAGCGCGGCGCGCTAGCGGGTCAAACCGCCGGCCGCCGCATTTGCGTTTTTGGCCGGCTCAACAAGGAGCAGGGCTGAAAATGGCGAGCAACCTCAAGCGACTTCAGGATCGTGCCGCGGCAATCGCCGCCCGGATGACCGAACTGGCCGACGTGGCCGAGCGTTCGGAGGATCAGGTCACCGAACTGCGTCGGCTTTCCGACGAGGCCGATCGCGTCAAGAGCGATCTTGAGTTCGAGGGGTCGCTAGCCGCCAAGGAAGCCGAGCTTCGTGCGGTGGTCGAGAAGGCAGCCCCTGCCCCTGAGGCGGTCGCTGCGGCCGTTGTCGAGGAGCGGAAGGTCGATATCCGCCCGATCAACCCACATCACACGACCCTTCGCTGCTTCAACGACAGCCCAGAGGCCGTCGAGAGTGCCTATCGCTGCGGCCGATGGATCGCTGCAACCGTGTTCAAGCGGGACACCGACATCCGGTGGTGCCGCGACCACGGCATCGAGGCTCGTGCCCTGAACGAGGGGAGCAACTCGGCCGGCGGAAGTCTCGTCCCAGAGGAATTCGCAGCCCGTGTGATCAGATTGGTAGAAACCTTCGGGACGTTCCCCGGCGCTGCCGAGAACGTCAACATGAGCCGGGACACGATGATCGTCCCCAAGCGGCTCACGGGCACCACGGCCTACTTCGTGGGCGAGGGTTCGGCGGTCACTGAGTCCGAGCCGACCTACGGCAACGTGTCTCTTGTCGCGAAGAAGCTTGCGGTCGGTTGCAGGATGTCGTCCGAGGTCGTGGAAGACACCGCTGGCGTAGTGAGTTTGGCTGACCAAGTTGGCCTCGAATTCGGGACTAGCCTGGCTTTCAAAATCGATATCTGCGGCTGGATCGGCGACGGAAACCAGGCCACTTACGGTGGCATCAACGGCATCGCCAACAAGATCAATGACGGCACTCACACTGCCAGCGTTCATACGGCCGCGAGCGGCAACACTGCCTTCGAGACGCTCGACATCGAGGACTTCCTCGGTGCGATGGGCAAGCTGCCGATTTATGCCCGCCAGGGTGCCGCATGGTATGTGAGCCCGGCAGGCTACGCGGCCTCAATCAGCCGGCTGAAGTATGCCGCTGGCGGCAACACGGTCGAGAACATCGGTGGCGCCGCTGGGGAAACCTTCCTGGGGTATCCAGTTCGTATGGTTCATGTGCTTAACACCACCCTCGGTGCTGACACGAGCAAGGTCAAGGTGCTCTTCGGAAACCTCGGCCTCTCGTCGATCTACGCTCGCCGGCGTGACTTCTCGGTGCGGCTGTTCGATCAGGTCTACGCGACCACGGATCAGCTGCTCCTGCAAGGCACGATGCGATTCGATATCAACCACCACAGCCTCGGATCGACCAGCGAGGTCGGCCCGGTTGTGGCTCTGAAGACCGCTGGATCGTGATAGAGACACAAGGAGTATCACCGCGATGTTTCATGCTCAGTTCGACAAGGTTCTTGCCACGCTCCCGACGGCTGCTGTCGGCGCAACTGCCACCAGCACCCTGACGATCGACCGGCTTGGCTTTGACCACGTCAGTGTCTCTGCCCTTCGGGCGTCGAATGCCTCAACGGTGTTCGCCAGCGTCCTGAAGGTCGAGGAGTCGGATGTCAGTGGCTCAGGCTACTCCGATGTCACTGCCCTCGTGGGCGGCGGCACCGGCGGCTTCTCGATCCCGGCCGTGACGGACACCGACGCGGCGTCGATCGTGAAGATCGACATCGACGCTCGGGCCAAGAAGCGTTATCTGCGGGTTTCGATGACTCCGGGTGCCTCGGCAACCCTTGCCATCGTCGCCTCGCTCTCGAAGGCTGAAGAGTCTCCGACGAGTGTTACCGAAAAGGGCGTGATCGGTCACGTCGTTGGCTAGTCCCCGAACCACGCGGGACGGCCAGTGACGGCCGACAAAGGCGCAAGGAAGCGCGCCCGCTCCTAACAGGAGCGTCTCATGCTTATCCGTATCGGTCAGTGCGAAGCCGAGGTCAAGGTGGCTGCTCTTATGAGCACACCTCGCCTCGGCTTCACTGATAATTTCTTCTGTGTCGCTCAGGCACTCGCCCCTCACAAAATTTCTCCGGTGAAATTTACCGGGGCATTCTGGGGCCAATGCTTGCAGAACTCCCTTGAGGACACGATCGAAAATCACGACGTGATCGTGACTTTCGATTACGACACAATTTTCACGGCCAAGACGCTCGAAGCCCTGATGACGCTTCTGATGTACTCAGGGGCAGACGCTCTGGCTCCTCTCCAGACTAAACGCGAGTCAAACACCGTGATGTTCTCGCTCCCCGGCGCAACGCCAGAGGAGAAGACCACGGTGGAGAATGAGTGGTTCAACCAGCCGGTTCAGTACGTTGATTCGGCCCACTTCGGTTGCACGCTCTTGCGAACGAGCGCCCTCAAGAAGGTGCCGAAGCCCTGGTTCATTGCTCACGCCAATGAGGAGGGCACTTTCCGCGGCGGCCACCTGGACGAGGATCTGCACTTCTGGAAAGAGTGGCGTCGTGCCGGCAACACGCTGGGGCTCGCGACCAATATCAGCGTCGGCCACGCCGAACTGATGATCACCTGGCCCAGCCGCGAGGTCGAGGGCGGC